TACCTCGCCACCGTCAATCCTAAAACGAGCGCCCGCATATCTTCCAAAAATGATCCAATCCTTTTCCTTGCACCAGGGGCCGTTGGGAAATTTTTCTTCATCCTTGTACGCCAAAGGTCCCATACGTAAAACGTAACCACATACCGTGGCTACCGCTTCACGATCTACCACGCTATCCGGCAAAAATATCCCGGCTTCGGTTTTTCCCTTTCCACGATACGGCAGGATCAATAAGCGCCATCCCGTAGGCTGGGGAAGTCGCTCCAATGAGGAGTCCTCTATTTTGTCGGGATCAAGGACCTTCTCCTCGACAGCTACATAGGCATCCTTCAAAGATACGACCGTNTCGTCTTGTGTTGCTTCAGGCATTTTATTCCTCTGTCTTGTCCAGGATTTCTCTTATTTCATCTCTTATATAATCTAAACTTTCAATAGAACCAACCAATTGTTTGTATTCGCTGATATCTTTGATAGAGCCACTCAAGAGCATTTCACTAATCCTGGCCCTTCGTTCNTCTATCATCTTGTTAAGATGCTGGGCCAGTAAAATGCCGTCCACCTAAAGTCCTCCAATTTTCCCAAAATCGACGGGTATCGTTACTTGACAAGCCATAAGAAGGAAAATCACTCCTATAATCATAAAAAGCCAAAAAAGACTAATCAACCACGTCCTCATGCCCGTTTTTTCTCAATCTGCCACGCCCTGGCTTTCGACATGGCCCGATTCCCGAACCAAAATGCCAAAATTGCACTAAAAATTGCCGCCGTCTCCTGATCCCACGCCATATCCACGGCAATCGTCCAATCCAGGTTCTGGTTGACGATCATTGCATAGATCAGCGTTCCTTTTGTGGCTGAGAACATTAAGAAGAAGAGGTAAGTAACAACAGGGCGCACAGAACCACGCAAAGTGTTGATAAATTTGCCAGAATCGATACTTCTATCATGCGCGTAAAGTCCCTTGGTTTCTTCGATTTCTGCTTGAGCATCAAGCTCCTGCACTTTCAACTTTGAAAGTTGCTCTGCATATTGAGCCTGTGCGGCGAGCATTTCCAATTGATGAGCATCAGCTTGTTTTTGCTTAAAATACCCAAGAATCTCCGGAATTATGGAGGTTCCAAAGCCCATCAACGTGCCCAGCAAGCTGATCATTAACGTTTGCCGTTCATATAGGCCGTCATACCCATATATGCGCCTACCACCCCCGCTTGGCCGATATAAAACAAGCCAAACAGGTCAGATAGCGCATTAATGCGTGTATCAGGGAATATCGGCAAAAAAACCATAATAGTGAACACAATCATCGAAAGCATTGCAACCCACGCCATACGGCGTTGGGCGTCGGCTTTTTCCTCNGCCGTCTCCTGTTCATGAATGGCTTTAACGGCTACAAGTTCATCTTTACTTACAATNCCGTCGCCATCCAAATCGTAGCTTTCAAGTTCATCATCTTTTTCAAGACTTTTGGAGCCTTGTTCTACAGGCGGCATCGATTCAGCAGTCGTAATAGTACTTGTCCCTCAACGCCGCACCCATGCCACGCTTTTTGAGATGACGCATGTCACCCTTGGCAACATCGGGAGTGGACACTTCTTTAGGACCGTTATAAGGAACAAANCCCTGGCCCTTAATCACTTGCCCCTTGCGAATGACGCCGACACCGTCGCCTTTTTTATCTTTAGCCATAACTTTCTCCTACTGCTGTCTCTGTTTCATCATTTCGCGTTCGCGAGCCGCCTCAATGCGAGCGTCTGCGATATCTTCCGCCGACTGGATGCGTTGCTCGCCCAGACTTGCATTAGAAGCGGCTTTCTGCTCTTCCAGCTGCAATCTCTCCTTGTCCATGGCAGATTCGTTGGCATCCCGTCGTGCCCTGATTTCCAAATCCTTCTCTTTCAAGGCAATCAACGGATCTTGTGAAGTCTCTCCACTTATCTGATTACTCAACGTTTTTAGCTCCTGCATACCTTCTGNAATTAATTGCGCGACCTGGAATTCAATCTGCATCATTTCTTCCGGCGTAGGCTCGCGGCCAGCAAGCTGTGGCGACAATTCAGTATAAACCTGTTCCTTCGCCTTCAACGAAACGTGATCCATCACGTGTTTTTGCAACGACATCGTTACGCCGGGTAACTGGCCCACCATGGAAGAGGAACCAAACACCATATGAGCCATGATGTGCGCGTTATGGTTTTGTCCTTCAAAGGCCATAAGAGGCAGGTTTTCCAAGGATTCCGAATTCTCTAACGCTGGATCTTTAGGCTTTGGATCGCCCTGGTCCACAGGCTTGAGAATGTTGTCCACGTCCGGGACGCCAATCGCTTTATACATGCGACGGTATGCTTCATACATGTTGTGAAGATCCGGCGCAGATTGCGCCAGCTGAAGCTCCGTTTGAGCCAGTGTGATACGCTGCGACATTGAGAAGATATTCGGGTCCGAAACCGGGATAATATCGACACGATCATCAAAGTCCTTTGCTTTAACGGTGCGTTCTGCACCTACCACGTTATAAGGATATTCGGGCGGAAGAGACTCCCCAAATACCCGCGCCAGCAGCATGAACTCCTCTTTCTGGGCATAATGCAACCGTTTGTGAATAGCGGACATGACTTTCGCGCCCTGTTCCAAAAGCGCAATCGTCGTTCCCACCGCCGCCTGTTGGTTGCCGTCACCAACCTGAATGTCGGAAATGGCCGCAAACCTCCGTCCCGCATCGACNCAAAAACNCATCAACTGGAACAANGTCTGATCNGCCCCTTTGTAAGGCAGCAGCATCAATGAATCTCGGATAGCGCCNCCCGGNGCGTCGATGTCCCTGAATTCGCCGGGAGNCANCGGTTCGTCGTCGTTCCGGATGCGTAGCCCTCTGGCCTTGAACCCGGCGGGAAGGTTNGAAAGCGTACCGGCGTCGATTAACTGGCGAAGTGCCGCCGTCGCCGTGCGGCTCAAGCCGCCAATCATGTGAATCAGTCCCAGGCCGTAGAAGCCAAACCCCGGCAGGAATTTAAAGTGGGCAAAGTACTGGATCTTGGTCTTTTTTTCATCGTCCGGGTTCCAGTTGCGACGGATGCTTAAAACCGTACTGTTGTCCTCCGACACGGTAACAACATAAGGCAGCTTAATTCCCGTAGGCTCTTCGGCCTCGTCGCGGTCTTCATAGCCTTCGATATCCAGATTGACGTGGCANTCCAGCAAAGTTGCGTCCCTGTCGAGGAAAGTCGGCTCAATGCCGCTGATGTCGTCCATCTCGTCCCGTACCTGGGACTGGTCTTTCTGGTGAGGCGTCACCGGAACGTCTTTATAGAAACCGGCCACCTGCTTCTTGCGTAATTCGTTCTCCGACAACTGAATAACGTGCGTCACGTTTTCAGCCGTCTCCAAATCCGTCGCCGTGTACGGAACGATCAACTCTTCCGCCGGAACGAACTTGCTGACCGCCCGTCCCAGGAATTCGTCGTAATAGACCTTCTTGAAGGTAGATCCGGACAGCGGCAGATAAAACAGCATCTGGTCCACTTCCGGCGTGTATTCCGTCATCACGCAGGTAAGCTGATAGTTCATGTAATGACGCACCCGTTCCGCCTGATCTTCGACCGCCGGGTCTATCTTGCCGATAATCTTGGTGTGAACAGGCCCCCCTGCGGGAAGCATCTCCCCGAAAGCCTGGGCCTGAAACTGCGTCACCGCTTCGGCCAAAAGCGGATGCGTTACGCCGGTTGCTCCGCGAAACGGTTCAACCCGGTCTTCATACTTGAAGCCAAGAAGCTCCAATCCGATAGTATAGGCTTCCTCCCAATCCTTGCGTCCGCTCTTGTTGCTTTCGTATTCGTCCATCAGCGTCGAAGAAATGGCCGACAAAACCCTGTCGTCCACCGTTTCGGCCAGATTCTCGTAGAAGCCCTCCTCGCCAGCGACCGCACTGGGATCGAAGTCGATCACCACGCCGCCGTCTTCCTCCAGTTCGATATTGAGGTCCGGAGTTTGGATGAGGCTTCTGTCTTCCACCTCGACTTCGGCACCGTCCTCTATTTCCAATTCAACCGGAGGAATGGCGTCCCTGCGTTCAATTAACGCAGCTGCGCCAAGATTGCTTCTGGGAAGACCGGTCTCGGCCATTATCCAAATATCCTACGCTGCATCGACGGAGACAGGGTTGCTTCTCTCAAACGACGAACACCGCTGCTTGGGCCGTGGTGAACGGGTCCTCCACCCTGATAATCTTGCCCATCACCGTGCAGACGCTTGAACCGTTCGTACATGGATTCACCGGCTTCGCGAACAGGAAGCGAGCCTCGCGGTGCAAGCTCCCCGGCCATCGTTCCACGGCCCACGTGACCACCTCGTTGCATTTGCGGAGGATAATAGTCTCCTTGGATAGGCTCACCGGGCGTAAAGGCGGGGTCCTCAACTCCTGAAAAACCAGGCACCGTAGAAACCGTTTCTTCCATGATCCTTTCGCTAGGCAAACGAGACCCTTGCTGTGGATAACCACCCGGCACGTTCTCCATCATGCCACCGAAAGGTTCTTCAACACTCATAATTTCTTTCAGTTTGACATCCACTTCCGGATAGATCTTCGCCACCTCTTGTAGTTGAAGTAGAAAAGTGGCTTGTTCTGGAGCCATTAGCTTTTCATACAAAGCCCTGTTAGCTTTCTGTCTATACTCCAAGTTGTTACCACCGGGTGCAGCTTCAAAAACCTTCATAAAGCTGTCTCTGATCTGTTCCGCTGCTTGTTTGTTCATTGGAACAAATGAAGGCGTTAGTCTATCCGGCGACAATACATCCCCTCCTTCTTGATACTGCTTAACTACGGGGCCACCTTGATCAAAGGACCCTGGTCGCTTCGGCCATGGCCGTCCGGATGGGTCATAGCCCCATGGGGCACGGTCAAGCTCATCACGGTCAAGCCCATCCCGGTCTTCCAAAATTCCACCACCTCTGGGGTCTACTCTATAAGTCACTGGCCCTGGAAAAGCGCGAGATTGGGGTGACGCCTTTAATCTTGGTCTTGCTTCAACCCCGTCGATAAATGG